TGCTCAATCACCTCCGCTCCGAAGAAGTCGGTAAGATTGAACTGCAAGAGGTAGTCGCTCTCATATCCCTCGGGACTTCTATCATATCTCATACTACTCCATCCTCCTTATCCTTACCCTATTTGCACCTTCGACAACTTCCACTTCTCCCTTCCCGTAAATCTCGACAACGCACTTGGCGTTATCTGGACAATGGAGTTTCAAGAAGCATTCTTCATCAACGACAATCCTTGCCACATTAAAAGGCTGAATCCAGACCTCGTTGATACACGACAAGAAGCAAGCAAGCGTGGTATCGACAACAATGTCCTTGACCTCATTGTGCTGACAATACAACGCAGAAGAGTACAAACCTCCCGTAATAGGAGACTCATACTCTGGCTTGCACTTTCCGTTGATGTATCTTCCGAACTCTTCGTGGATAGTCTGGTACTCAAGAGGAAATCCCTTTGCCCTCATCTCTGGAAGCCAACTTACCCCATTAGCATCGCAGACTATATCGAAGAGCCTTTTCTTGCTCTTGGCGTTACGAACCTTCTCTGCATATTCCTCGCAGAGAAGTCCGCTTGCCTCTATATTGCTTATGTAATCCAATACCTTCATAACGGTCACAAATATACAAAGTTTTTGTTATAACACCAAACTTTTAGAAAGGACTGTCATCCTCGCTTCCGAACGGGTCGAAGTCGTTAGTCGCAAATTCGTCCTCAACAGAGAACGCAACTTGTGTCGGCTCATCCTCCCAACCAAAAACAATATGCTCTGCTATTGAGTTTTTAAGCCTTCTACTTTCGGGTTCATAATATAGACCAATCAAGTGGTCAACGACTCCCATTTGACGGTTCTTAGCAACCTCAATCACGGCATCATACTGCATATATTCACGAGTTTTTTCCTCTCCGAAGAACTCCCCACCTCTTCTTTCAAAATCTTTGCCTGTTCTATGAATTAAAAATAGGTTGTCGGCTATATTGGTGAGGTCTGCCGTGCCACTAATAGACTCCTTTCGGAGCAGGTCATTTTGTTTGCGAGGATGCGCCACAAGGACACCATGAATATTGCGGGCCTTTAGATACTCCTTTAGTTCCAATATGAACTTTGTTTGTTTTGCATACTTTTCTCCATCATAATCCTCGATATTCAGTGCTGCCAAGTTATCTAATATAATCATACTAACGCCTTGTTCTTCGACTATTTCTTTAATGTCATTAAATAATTGTTGCCATCGAGAGCCATAAGAGTTGTTGTAAAGAAATAGCTTATCATCAAGCCAAGTGCTTATTTTGTCACAGTATTGACTGGGGGTATAGTAGAAATTATCGTACCCCTGTTTCTTACGAACATAACTCTTTCCTGCGGCTATTTGGTTTATCCATCCTTGAAAACGCCAGTCTTGCATCTCGCCCGACCAAATAGCTACCTTAAAACCACTTTGAACCGCATTCAAGGCAAGACAATCAAGCCAAGAGGTTTTACCCGAAGCATTTAACCCCGACAAAACGGTCAATTCCCCAGCGAATAAACCCATTATTTTCTTATCAAGTTCGTGATAGCCCGTTGGTATGCTCATTAACTCGGCAATGTCAACCCTCTTTATGTCGCGCATAGAGAGCCACTTTTTCCCCTTTTCATCATCTTGCTCTACTGGGGTAAAAGTTTCTTGGGGTCTTTGGAAATGCTGTCTTTGTTTGAATTGATAATCCCCATATTCTTTCCTATCGTAAGCATCGGGTTGAAAATGAAGACGAAAATCCCGAAATGTATAGTGACCATCACTATTATGTAGGCACTTAAAACCGAAACTTCCATCCCTCATCTTAAATACTGCGCTATCTGGAGCTTGGTGGGCACTATTAAATGGACAAGACTTTAATACATATTTAGTAAAGTTCGGCGTTTCCACAATTTTTGCAACTTCGATATTGTGTTCTGCAATGAAGGCATCCAAGTCAAAAGTGGTTCGTCCATAGTTGTTTGACCTATCTTTCTTCTCTGGCTCTGGCAGGTATCCTGCAACTTTTATAAAATATTCGTTTGGTGTAACCTTTACCTCCTGCGGAACGCGCAGAATCGCACTCAAGCGCTGCGGCCTTTCCTTTGTGTCCGAACCCTTACGGCTGTATGTTCCGTATAGTTTGCAGATACGGGAGGGGTTAAAGGTAGAGCAGTCAATCTTTACCTTATCGGTAGAGAAATACATATCTAACACTTGAAGGAATTTCTTCATCGTCTCGGTGTTCTCTGGAGTCGACTTCATAGCCTGTTTTAGCAACAAGTGATAACCGTTAGCCGAATCGCAAACAATAGGTTTTTCAAAACCCTCATCTCGAAGGAACTTATACACATTGTTTACGACCTCCTTTGCCATCTCCTTTTCCTCGTCGCTTGAGTTGGTATCGGATGGCTTCTCACAATCAACATCAATCAAACACCACTTTCTGCCAATGATTTCGTTATCAGAAGTTGTTGATTTTGGCTTGGTGATAATTCTGTCGTGTTGTTCCCTTGAGTAACATGCAGGGTCAATAACATTGAGTGTAAAGTATATGTTTGCATGTTGATACTTTTTTACCTCTTGGAGCAAGGTCTCAACATCAGTAAAATATCCAGAGTAGGTTCTCTTTACCGTGGGGTCTATAATGCGTATTTCAACCAGTTCGTGGTTATCACGAAATATGTCAAACCATTGTCTAATTGTTGCTTCGTTCATAATTAGTCAATTTTATAGTTTAGCAAGGCATTGAACACCTTATTGTCAATATCTCCTTTTTCAAGCGCTTTCGCTGCTACTCTTTTTATTTCAGCATATTTTAGTTCTTTATACTCTTGATATGCGTCTTCCTTATCACTATATACTTTCCCGTATTTTGTTTTACCTTCAATCGACACTACCGCAAAATACTTGTTTGTTGTTTTTTCGTAATGTACGCCCATGCCATATCGTCCGTCGTTTCTTGTTCTAAACAAACTATTTATGTATTTGGGTACAAATAAACAGGTTTGAGGGGAATAGTATTTACAATTTTTTGATAAAATATCCTTATCAAGTTCGTATCCCTTACGATAATTCTTATCAAACCACTCCTTAAAATTACTGAAATACAACCAATCTTCGCAAACGCGACACCCTATATATGAAGGGTGTCTTTGTTGCTCTTTACTATCATAGCATCGCACTATCATATTTCTCCAACAATCATAACTTGCTATGTGTACCCCATTGATTTTTATAGAAGCATCGAAATCGTTTATTCCAACACCACATATTTTCTTCTTTAATCTATTTAACCCACAAGTCGGACATCCTTGTTTCTGATGTATATGTGTCACTGGCGTTTTATAAAATACTCCGTGAATTGGGCACACAATTTTTACTTTAGTCCGATTGTTAACATACTCAACAAGCGAATAATCATACTTGTTATTATGGATATTTGTTGCAGTCTCAACAAATTCTTCCCTTGACATTCTTTTAGGCATACGAATTTAACGATAAACTGTTCCTCCAATCACCAGTTTCTCTTCCCTTTTAGATGTGGTATTTTCCTCTGAATGATTCGGGTCAAAGACGACAAACTGCTTGTCATACACCACATTGTTGAAGCACTTGTCTCTAAGGTATCTTTCAAAGTCTTTCTGGTATTGCAACTCTCGACTTCCCACATAGGCAACAATGTGTTTCATTGCGGTATCTTTTTCCTTTTGAGACATCTTCGCCCATTGTTCTGACGCAATCTTCTTAGAACCCTTCCTGCGATATAAAAGCCAAGCCTCTTCAAAAGATTCGTCTTTCTCCTTACTCTTCTTTTCCTTCTTAGGCTCATCAAGGTTCATTTTCTCAATGTATTTCTCCTTGAAGAACAGGGCTGTTTCGATAGCAGTATCAATATCTACATCATTGATGTGATTAACAAGGATACTACTTGCAAGCTGAAAGACTCTTTCTTCCCAGTCAATGGTTGCCATACCTACTCCTCCTTCAACCAATACCTCGTGTAATTCGTGCCGTCCTCGTAGATTCGCACCCTGTCAATCTCAAGACCGTCTCTGTCTTCGAGGTCTTTAATCACGGCGGCTAAACGAGTACACCACCACATATCAATCGCCTCTTTTGAAGTTATCGTCTTTCCAGAAAGCAACCACGCTTTCACCTTTCCTTTCTTGGTTTCAAAGTTCTCTTTCATAATCAAAAAATATCATCAAATGTTAATTGTGTATGTTCTTGTTTCTTTCCTAAGATAAAGTCGCAGATAAAGTTCCTTGCATAGTCTGGAGAAATCATCGACCTTTCCTCGGAGCAAAGACCCGCTTTACCAGAGCCTCTACAATCGTTAACAATCTTCTGTTGTTTATCTTTTTGTAGCGTAAAACCACAAGTCGGCTCACAGTTGACAAACCAATATGCGGTCGGCTTCTTGAAGTAGTCGCCACGAAGCATTCTGTTCTTATCAATAATGGTGGGGCGAGGGTAGTTCTGGGTATC